GAAAGTCAGTTGTATTTTGTCTTCCTGGAAGAGGAGTTTCTTATACTTACCTAAAGAACTTTGTACAACTTTGTTTTGATATTGTACAGGCAGGTGCAAGTATTCAGATCTCTCAAGACTACAGTTCAATGGTGAACTTTGCACGTTGCAAATGTTTAGGTGCAAATGTTCTGCGTGGACCAGATCAAATTCCTTGGGATGGTAAGTTGAAATATGACTATCAACTTTGGATTGATAGTGACATTGTTTTTAATACTGAGAAGTTTTATCAACTTGTACTCATGGATAAAGACATTGCTTCTGGGTGGTATTGTACAGAAGATGGTATGACGACTTCCGTTGCTCATTGGATGGAAGAAGATGACTTTCGCAATAATGGTGGAGTCATGAATCATGAAACTCTAGAAACCATTAGTAAGCGTAGAAAACCATTTACAGTTGACTATGCTGGTTTTGGATGGTTACTGATTAAGCATGGAGTTTTTGAACATTCTGAAATGAAGTATCCTTGGTTTGCTCCAAAGATGCAAGTTTTTGAATCTGGTGAAGTTCAAGACATGTGTGGAGAAGACGTATCATTCTGTTTGGATGCAAAGGAAGCAGGCTTTGAAATCTGGTGTGATCCTCGCATTCGCGTTGGTCACGAAAAGACAAGGATTATTTGAAATGTCTAACGAAAGGTATAATATTCTGTGTAAAGGGCGTAGAATTTATACTGCGCTCACAGAGGAAGAATACTTTAATATCATGGAGGATCTGTCGATAGAGTATTATCAGACAGGTTCTCCAAACCCTGAAGAACTTGAAACTGAAATTTTATTGGAGAATAATCAATGGCTGCAAAATCAAAAGTCGGACTGAACAAGAACAGCTCTTATATTCCTGGACCTCCTAAAAAATCTCGCCAAGGCGATGGAATGGGAACCAAGTACGCTGCGTCTTCTCGTAATAAAGCACGTAAAAAGTATCGTGGACAAGGTAAAGGATGAATGTATCACTTAAATGGTAATGATGAATGGAATTCTATACATTCTGAAGACCTTTGGGTATATAATAAACTTTTTCTAAGTCGGGTTTTGGGTTATACCTGTGGTCCTGTTGGGACTACGGTTCCTAAACCCGACTTTTATATTGTTCGTCCAATGGTAAACTTACTTGGTATGGGGCGTTTTGCTCGTCAAGAATGGATTGAGAATCGTACAGATGAGTTTCATCCCAGTGAGTTTTGGTCTGAGATATTTGAAGGAGAACATTTAAGTGTTGATTTTCGAAATAAAAAGGCAGAACTTATTGTTCTAGGCACTCGAAGTCAAAAAGAACCTTATTATAAGTGGAATAAGTGGGAAAAGGTCAATAGAGAAGTATCTTTTCCAGACATCTTAAACAGTCTGAAGGGAAATTATGAATGGATTAACTGTGAGTTCATTGGTAATAAGTTAATTGAAGTTCATTTTCGTCAAAATCCTGACTTTCGTTATGGCAATTCGGTTGCAATACCAGTCTGGGATGATGAAAAGATAGAAAATATGACCTTTGTGAAAGACTCTGACTATCTTCGCAAGGGTTTTTACATCAAATAAATAATTTTTTCATTCAAATTGAGTTGGAACAGTTTTCAATGGGTAAACACCTGCTCCTAGAGGTGTATGATGTTCAGTTTGACCTTATTAATGACGTAGAATCTCTACAGAACGTCATGATTAAAGGTATTGAACGTGCAAAAATGACAATTTTAAATACATTTTCACATTGTTTTATTCCACAAGGGTGTACGGTCGTGATTGCGCTGGCAGAAAGTCACGTTTCTTGTCATACTTGGCCAGAAAATGGGTGTTTGGCAATAGATGTTTACACTTGTGGAGAAGGAAATCCAAAATTAATTGCTCTTGAACTTCTAAAATATCTCAATTCGGATAATTATTTGCTTCGGGAACTCGATCGTTAAATAAAAATAAGGAGATAGCAACCTCCTTTATAAAAGTTCTGTTTTATTCACTAAAACAGGAGCTAAAATGTCAAACTTACCAGTTGATAGAGACAGTAACTACATGAGAGAAATGTGGGGAACTGCAAAACTTGTCACTGATTATGACAGTTCACCACCAAAAAGAGTGATTCAAGAAGTCATGCATGACTTGGCACCAAAGCATGATCTTAAAAAACAAGTTGAATTGCATGAAAAAATTCGTAACGATGAAGATTATGATGATTGGAATTATGGTACTGAACCATCATATGGTTTTCCTTGGAAATAACTATAAATAATGTCAGAAAATCATTGTCCATATGGCAGTCACAAGAATATCAAGAGCCTTTAAGGACATTAGTTTGTCCTTTGAGCCTCATCCTGTGACAAAAGATTTGCCGATTCTAAAAAATGAATCGGCAATTCGTCGTTCTGTGAGAAATTTGGTTGAAACTTTACCGACTGAAAGATTTTTTAATTCAATTCTTGGTTCTGATGTTCGTTCAAGCCTTTTTGAATTTGTAGATTTTGGAACTGCATCAGTTATTAAACGTCAAATTGAAGTTTCTATTCGAAACTTTGAACCAAGAGTTGCAAATTTGAAAGTTCAAGTCAATCCTCAACCAGATCTTAATGCATTTGATGTAACTATATTTTTCGATATTGTTGGTCAAGATTTTCCGACTCAAGAATATACATTTTTATTAGAGGCAACAAGATAAAATGCCTTTTACAAAGTTTACCAATTTAGATTTTGATCAGATAAAAACTTCAATCAAAGATTATCTTCGTGCAAATTCAAATTTCACGGACTTTGATTTTGAAGGATCAAACATGTCGGTTCTAATCGACACTCTTGCATACAATACCTATATTACGGCATTCAATACCAATATGGTTGCGAATGAATCGTTTCTAGATTCAGCAACTCTGCGTGAGAACGTTGTTTCTCTTGCAAGAAATATTGGGTATGTTCCTCGTTCAAGGACTGCTGCAAAAGCATCAATAAGTTTTAACGTATCCACAACAAGCACTGCTGGTTCGTTGACTTTGCAAGCGGGTCTTGCTTGTGTAGGAGCAGAAAATCAATCAAACTACGTTTTTTCAATTCCAGAAAATGTAACGACAAGTATTAATTCTGGAACGGCATCATTTTCAAATGTTGACATTTATCAAGGAACTTTTGTAAAGAATACGTTTACCGTAGATGGTTCGTTAGATCAAAAATTTATTTTAAACAATTCATTTATTGACACCTCAACTATTGTAGTAAAAGTTAAAGGTCTAAGTGATACTGGTGATGGAAAAGAGTATAGTCAAGTTAATAATATTTTAAACATTAATTCTACATCTGAGGTTTATTTACTTCAAGAAATTCAGGACGAAAAATATGAGATTCTTTTTGGTGATGGATATTTTGGCAAAAAGTTAGAGAACGGGGCAATTATCACAGTAACTTATATTATTACTGATGGAAAAGATGGCAATGGTCCTGCAAACTTTTCTTTCAGGGGTAGACTTGTCGATTCAAATGGCATTGTTGTTGTTCCAACATCAACAATAAGTGTAACTACCGTATCCTCCGCTAAAAATGGTTCTGATATTGAAACTATCGATTCAATAAAATATTTTGCACCTAGATTATATTCTTCTCAGTATAGGGCAGTAACTGCTCTTGACTATGAAGCAATTGTTCAGTCGGTATATCCCAATACAGAATCTGTTTCTGTTATTGGTGGAGAAGAACTTGATCCACCACAATTTGGAAATGTCTTCATTTCAATAAAACCAAAAAATGCTGATTATGTAACTGATTTTGATAAGGAACAAATACTATTCAAACTGAAAAAATATTCTCTTTCAGGAATTAATCAACAGATAGTAGATCTAAAAATTCTTTATGTTGAACTTGATTCATCAGTTTACTATAACGCTTCTCAAGTTTCACAAATTGATAATTTAAAATCTAATATCATATCAGCATTAAATACATATTCCTCATCAAACATTAATAATTTTGGTGGAAGATTTAAGTATAGTAAAGTTGGGCAAATAATTGATAATGTAGATAATGCCATTACTTCGAACATTACTAAGGTAATCATAAGAAGAAACTTAAAACCAGCAATTAATAAATTTGCTACTTATGAGTTGTGTTTCGGAAACCGGTTTCACATAAACCCCCAAGGTTTTAATATTAAGAGCACAGGATTTACTGTTGAAGGTAATGCATCAACTCTTTATTTTACTGATATTCCAAATAAAAAGAGTGATGGAACATTAGACGATAGTGGAAAAGGAATACTAGCAATTGTTACAGATGTTCCCACTGAAGATTTGCCATATACTATCGTAACAAAGTCTGCTGGCACAGTAAATTATGTTACTGGTGAAATTATGATTAATACGGTCAATATTACTTCTACAGTATCTGCAAATAATGTTATTGAAGTTCAGGCATTCCCAGAATCAAATGATGTTATTGGTTTGAAAGATTTGTATTTGTATCTTTCGATCGATAAGAGTGAGATAAATATGGTTAAAGACACTATTTCATCTGGTGAACAAATATCTGGTGTCGGATATAAGGTTACATCTAGCTACTTAAATGGAGAACTAAAGAGGGTATAAGATGATCAAAACTGGTTTTGAACAAAGAGTAAAAGTTCAGCAAATAATTGAAAATCAAGTTCCAGAATTTATTAGATCGGACAGTCCAAAAGCAGTAGATTTTTTAAAACAATATTACATTTCTCAAGAATATCAGGGTGGACCATCTGATATTATAGAGAATCTTGATCAGTATTTGAAATTAGATAATTTAACACAGGAAGTTATTAAAGGAGAAACAAAATTAACAAATGATGTTTCTTCAACCGACACAACTATTCATGTAGAAACAACTAAAGGATTTCCAGAGCAATATGGTTTATTAAAAATTAACGGTGAAATCATTACATATACCGGTATTACAACCAGTAGTTTTACTGGTTGTGTCAGAGGATTTAGTGGAATTACAAATTATAAAACAAATATCAATAGTGAAGAATTAGTTTTCGAAGACACCGAAAGATCTCCTCATAGTAATGGAGAAACTGTTCAGAATCTAAGTGTCTTATTTTTACAAGAATTTTATAAAAAAATAAAATATTTACTTACACCTGGTCTTGAGAATGTTGATTTTGTATCAGATTTAAACGTTAATAATTTTATTAAAGAGGCAAGAAGTTTCTATCAAGCAAAGGGAACGGAAGAATCTTTTAGAATTCTATTTAATGTTTTATATGGCATAAATCCAAAAGTAATTGATCTAGAACAATTCCTAACAAAACCATCTTCAGCAAAATTTTTAAGAAGACAAGTATTAATTACAGAGATTATCTCTGGAGATCCAAATGGTTTAGTCGGACAAACTGTTTTTAATTTTACTGATGATACTATTAGAGCATCTGTCTCTGAGGTAGAAGTTTTTACTAGACCAGGAGTTTTGTCATCTGTTGATGATGATGGCAATGATCTTTATGTTGAGACAGGTTATAAAACTTATTATAAAATGTCTTTGTTTGTTGGATATGATGATGTAGAATTTTTTGATGGTATTTTTACCATTTCTCCAAAAACTAGACTTATTAATGATGTTGATGCTAATTCATCTGTTATAACAGTAGATTCAACAATTGGTTTTGACAAAAGTGGCACCATAATTGCAAAATGTAATGGTGATTATTCATATATTGATTATACTGATAAAACTGTTAATCAGTTCTTAGGTTGCTCTGGCATTTCTCACACTTTATGTGCTCGTTCCGAAGTAACCGACACTAAAACATTTAGAGGATATGGAAATGGTGACGTTACAAAACCAGTAGATTTTAGAGTTACTGGAGTTTTGTCTGGATTTAAACCAATAACAGATATTTACTTAATCGATGAGGGTGAAAGGGTATATCTTAAACATGTAGGTGAAATAATTTCAAATCCTCAACAAAATAAAACATATAAGCAAATATTTGCAAATACTCTCACCTATAATACTAGTTCTACATTTGATATTAAGGCAATAAACAGTAGTGTTTTTACTTTAGAAACTGGTGATATTGACAGGTCTAGTCTTAAAGTCGGTGACACTGTTGACATTTTAATTGCAAGTACTGAAAATGTTGCTTATCAAGGTGCAGTTGTTTCAAACATTAATGTTGGTACTAGAGAAGTAACTCTTACAAATTTAATTAACTTTGTACCAGATGATTCTTATTTGCATCCAGAATTTGAAAGAACAGATTATAAACTGAGGAGGAAATTAGAAACTGCACAGAGCACAGGAACTCCGATAGTTTATGGAAATGATGTCATAACGACGAATGTTCAGAATTTTTATAATGATAATGATCAATATTTTTATATTGCCTCCAACTCATTACCATCATATAACATATCGGAAACAATAATTAAAGCAACTATACAATCTATCTCATCAAGTAATTTACAAGATTTTAATACTTTAACACAGACCTACTCAACCATTGCATTTAATGGCACTGTACCGTTTATAACTGGTGATAAGATATATTATGAACCAAAAACATTGCCTATATCTGGATTATCAACAGGATCCTATTTTGTACAGGTTTTACAACCTTCTCCTGGAGAAATAGCAAATAAAATAAAATTATATCAATCAAGAACACTGATTGACGACAATATTTCTGTTCAATTTACTTTGGGTGATACATTAGGAACAGAACACGTATTTAAATTAGATTCACAGAAAGAAGATACAATTTATCCTCAAAAACTGCTGAAAAAATTCCCATCAGATCAAAACATTAAAACTGGAAACAATAAAAAAACATCAGCAGGATCTATTGGAATTTTAGGAAACGGTGTTGAAATTTTAAATTACAAGTCAACCGATAAAATTTATTATGGTCCTGTAGAAAGTGTATCAGTATACAACAGAGGGCGTAACTATGATCTTATCAATCCTCCTGTTTTAGTTGTTACTGATCCAGTTGTGAGCACTGGTACTACATGTTTAGTTAGTCCAATTATAGAAGGAAGTGTTCAAAGAATATATGTAGATCCACAAGATTTTGATATTTCCAGTGTTTCTTCTGTAACTATTTCTGGAGGAAATGGTTCTGGAGCTGTTCTGGAACCAGTCGTTCAAAATAGGCGTCGTGAAATTGAATTTGATTCAAGAGAAATAACGGATGGTGGTGGTATAAACCCAACTCAGGAAACTATTACTTTCATTAAGGATCACTATCTTACAAGTGGAGATGCTATTGTTTATTATAACAATGGAAATGATTCTATAGGAATTGCATCAACTACAACATACTCAGCAAATAACATATTCGATGGAGTTACAACATTAGGTGATAGTTCTGTTTATTATGCTGGTGTTGTAAATTCAAATACTATTAAACTCTACAATAAATTTGAAGAATCTATTAGTGGTATCAATACTGTTGGTTTAACAACTTCAGTTACTCAGGGTATACATAAATTTAAACAATATAACGCATCAAAGACTTTACGTTCAATTGAAGTAATTAATCCAGGAAGTGGATATCAGTATAGAAAATTAAATGTTAAACCATTAGGTATTTCCACAGTCACTTCAACAATTAACTTCACTAATCATGGGTTTAATGACGGTGATAAAATTGTCTATTCAGTTGAATCTGGAGCAGGAACTGCAACTCCCACTGCTATTGCAGGTTTAACCACCTCTACGGGAATTACTAGTACAACAAATTATTATCAAGTCATAAAAGTAGATGACAATTCCTTTAAATTAGCAAATGCAGGTCTTGGTGGAACAGACACAACAAATTATACTAGAAGAAATTATATTAAATTAAACAGCACTGGAACTGGATATCAAGTTTTCTCATATCCACAGATTGAATTAAATATAAGTGTTTCTTATGCAAGTACATCTACAGGTTCATTTACATTAACTCCATACCTACGAGGTGAAATTATTGGAACATACGTTTATGAGAATGGAGCAGGATATGGTTCAAATATATTAAATTTCCATAAGAAACCTAATGTAACTGTTTCTACAGGAACTGGATCCGAATTCAAAGCAATTGTCTCTAATGGAAGAATAATAGATGTTCAAGTTACATTTACAGGTAATGGTTATACTTCAGAACCAGATTTGATAGTTGATGGTAATGGTGTTGGAGCTAAGCTAAGGTCTGTAGTTACTGATGGAAAAGTAACTGACGTTATTATTGTTAATTCTGGAATTGGATATGATGAAAATACCAATGTCTATTCTGAGGTTCCTGGTAATGGTGTTGTAATAGAAAGTAGTGTAAGATCTCTGACATTAAATAACCATCATAGATATGGTGATGAAATTCTAATCAAGAATGTTGGTGTAGATGGTCTTGGATACAACTTACTAGGATATTATGATAGAAGAACTGAAGTAAATATAGATGATAATGGCATAAACCATTCTCCTATTATTGGTTGGGCTTATGATGGAAATCCAATTTATGGACCCAGAGCACTATCAGATCCAACGAATTCTAATTCAACATTAAAAAATCTGTCTTCTGGATATATTTTATCTACAAATAGTATTGAAGATAGACCAAGCACTGATATTTTCCCTGAAGGATTTTTTGTAGAAGATTATAAGTATAATGATTCTGGCGATCTTGACCAATATAATGGTAGATATTGTAAAACTCCAGAGTTTCCAAATGGAGTTTACGCTTATTTTGCGACAATTGATGTTGACAACCAGGTTTCCACTTTCCCATATTTTATAGGAAATACATATCGTTCACTCTTTGTTGAACAAGATATTAACCAAGAATTTGATTTCAACAATTCTAATTTAATTAGAAATACTTTCCCATATAAAGTTTATGATTTAAATGCAAGTAATGATTTCTTATTAGAACCAAATGAAATTATAAAGCAGAGTGCAATTATAGAATCTGTAAATGTTGGGTCAGTTGATAATTTAATAGTCAACCAGTCTGGACAAGGATATAAAGTTGGAGATGTAGCAGTATTTGATGATACTGAAACAAACGGTTCGGCTCTTTCTGCGACGGTAGGTTCTATTAAAGGTAAAGATATTGAAAATATCAGTACAACTCTTGTAACCTATCAGTCATGTCCAGTGGTATGGGATAATGCCAACCAACTTTCAGTATATGTAAATTCTCCACATGGTTTTGATGATCAAGATACTGTTATTGTTTCTGGTGTATCAACCTTTGTTGCTGGACTAACTAAGTCACATGAAATAGGAGTTACTTCTGAAACAACATATTTAATCCAACAAATTCCCTCTAATGCAACAGCGGGATTTGTGACTGATATATACGTTTCATCTAATTTCAATAATCTTTCAATTGGTTCTACATTAGGAATTGGTGCCACAGAGAAGGTAAAAGTTTTAAATGTTTTCCCACAAAATAAAGTCATTAGATTATTACGTGGACAAACAGGTTTTTCTCATACAGTATCAACGGCAATCTACACTATTCCAAATAAGTTTACAATACCTGTAAATACACAAATATTTGATTCTAAAGTCAATGATGTCGTTTATTTTAATCCTGTTCAGTCAGTAGGAATAGTAACAAATACAGGTTTAACATCTACAACGTCTTATAAGGTGGGAGAAAAGATTGATACAGTATCAATACCATCTCAAAGTATATACCTACCAAATCACCCATTTAAAACGAATCAGCAAGTAACTTTTACAAGACCTGCAGGTTCAAACACAATTGCAGTTTCAACATCTGGCAATAACTATTCTACTGATCAGTTTAACATTCCAGAAAGTGGAGATTCTCAAACATTCTTTGTCATCAATAAGTCTACAGATTACATTGGTCTTTGCACCCAAGTCGGATTAACCACAAATACCAACGGATTGTATTTTGTAGGATTTACATCCAACTCTAATAGTTTGGATTATCAATACTTTATTCAATCTAATTTCAATCAAGTAACCGCAAAAGTTGAAAATGCAAAAGCAACTGTAGCAGTTTCTACAGTTCATGAAATGGAAAAAGGTGATAATGTTATTATTACATTAGTACCAAATAAATCTGTTGGAATTGGAACTACGGCAACATCAGTTTCAGTTAGTTATGATTCTAATTTTGATAAACTTTTAATAGATCCTGTAGGATTTACTTCTGTTGGTGTAAGCTCAGCAACTAATACCATACAAATTACCTCACATAATTTAAAAACTGGAGATAAAGTCTTTTATAACTCTTCAGATCTGGTAATTTCTGGTTTAGAAACCGGAGCATATTATGTGTATAGAATTGATGATGATTCATTTAATTTAACACAAACATATTACGATTCAGTTAAGGAACCACCTACAGTAGTAAGTTTTGCTTCTACTGGTGGAAATAACCAAACAATTTCTAAAATTAACCCACAAATTCAAGTTACAAAAAATAATAGTTTAGTTTTCAACCTTACCAGTTCTACTTTATCTGGGTATGAATTTAAACTATTTTATGATAAAGATTTTAATAATGAATTTGTTTCTATTGGAAATACCACATCCTTTAATATCATTGGAGTTGGAACAGTTGGTGTATCTACAAATGCATCCTTAACATTAACATATAATAATGCTTTGCCATCAAAATTATATTATTCATTGGAAAAAGCAGGTTTTATCAGCACATCCGATAAAGAAGTTACAAGTTCTTCTGAAATATTATTTGTTGATAGTGTATACTCAGCACCATTTGCTGTTTCAAACGTTGGAGTTGGTACAACAACGTTTGAAATCCAACTGAGAAAACTCCCTGAAGCATATGCATATAATCAAAGTGATACTGATATTTTAGAATATTCTACAACATCTCCAACTGCTAAAGGTGGGGTTGATAAAATGAAAATTAATTTTGGAGGGGTTGGATATAAAAAACTTCCAAAATTTGATTCTATAATTTCTAACGAAGGTATTAATGCAGACATAATTCCAGAATCTTCAACTATCGGAAGAATTAATAAAATAACGATAGAAGATCCAGGTTTTGATTTTTCTGTAGATAAAACTTTAAGACCTGAAGTTTTCATTTCTCCACTTATCACAATTACAAATAGAAATGAAATTGGTATAGTTTCAGTTACAAGTGGAGGATCTGGATATCTTGTTGCACCAGATCTAGTTTTAGTTAATTCTGATACTGGAACTGTGTATGAAAATGGTTTATTGAAGGCAAACCTACAAGGTTCTTCAATATCTTCAGTTGATGTTGTTGTACCAGCAAATGGATTAGCAGATGTAACAAATAAGGTATATGCAATAAACAATAGCAATGGTGTTGGAATTACAAGTTGCATATCATCACCAACTGGTATTGTTACATGTATTCTTGCAACTCCACTTGTTGGTTTTACAACAAATATTTTCAACATAGGCGATAAAGTATTTGTTGAGGGTATACAAAAACTTGGAACTACTGGGACTGGTTTTAACTCTGAAGACTACAATTACCAATTCTTCACTGTAACAAATTACCAAAATACAAATCCAGCACAAGTAGTGTTCAGTTTACCAAATACTGTAACAAATGCTGGTGTTGCTGTAACTACTCAAAATGGATATGCATCAATAATTAAAGAGGCAAATTATCCAACCTTCACGGTTTTACAAAATCCAAGAGATTTTGCAAACGGTGAAAAATTACTTACATATGAAAATTCTCAATATACTGAAAGAGATCTTATTGTTACTAAAACTTTAGCAAATACTTTAAAAGTTTATGGAACATATGAATTAGAAGAAGGTGATGTTGTAGTAGGAAAAGATTCCGGAACAATAGCAACTATCATAACAATTGAAAGAAGTAGAGCTTTATTTGAAATTGATTATTCACTAAGAATTGAAAGCGGATGGTCTAATGATATTGGAAAATTAAACAATGATTTCCAGTTTATTCCGGATAATGATTATTATCAAAACTTAGCATATACCGTAAAGAGCCCAATAGATTTTGAGACTTTGAAAGAACCAGTAAACAGACTATTACACACTACTGGTCTCAAAAACTTTGCAGATACAGAAATATTAGAAACATCATCTGTTGGAGTTGGAACTACAAATAGTTCTTTGACAATATCATTGATTGATTTGATTAGTGAAAAACGTGTAGATACTATTAACAACTTTGATTTTGGAATTGATATTGATGTGTTTGATAATAAATCAAAATATGTTAAGTTTAAAAATAAAAAATTCTCAGATTATATTCAGTGCATTTCAAATAGAGTTCTATCAATAGATGACATCAGTAGTCAATTTAATAAGAGTACAGGTGATAATAACACCTATGTAGATCTTATCGACTATACGATTGAAGATGGATATAATAGATTCCTGGTTCAGATTGTCAATCCAAATACGAGTGAAAGACAATCTACGGAAATTATAACACTACCATCAATTACTGATGATATTATTACTGTTGAAAAGGGGTCTGTTTATAATACAGACGAAACTTTGGGAGACATTTCTGCCAATTTATTAGATGGTGCTCTATCTTTACGTTTTACACCATCAGATCCATATGATTCAGATTATGATATTAAAGTTTTAAGAAATGATTTTAATAGTTCTCTTTCTGGTATAAACACACAGTCTGTTGGGTTCATCAACCTCACTGGTTCTAATATTAATGTTGCTGCTGGTTCCACTGGAAATATTATTTCTTCTGGAGTTGGGACAGTAAAAGCATTCTTTGTACATGCTGAAGTTATTGATGAAATTACAAAGGAAAGAAATTATGTAGAACTTTATGTTGATCATGATGATAATGATACTAATATCTCTCAGTATTATTTCGATAATACATCAGTTAATACATTTTCATCAGGAAACTTTATAGGTACATTTTCTTCTAATATTAGTTCTGGAATACTATCATTAGATTTTTATAATAACACTGGAATCAATACAGTATTGGTAAGAAGTAAAGTAGTTGGTTTTGGAACAACTTCTGTTGGTATAGGCACTTATAGATTTAAGTCTTCAGGACAACCAGATGGGACAGAAAAAACCGTTAGGTTGCAAAGTAATGTCTCAGTTTCATCTGGAAATACAAGTGTATTATCCACATTAAGTGATGATGTAACTACTATAAAAACACTTGCTAAAGTTAGTTATGGTTCTACATCAGCTCTACATCAAGTTTTGTCTATTAATGATGAAACTGATACTTATACAATTCAGTATCCATTCCTATCAATAGGAAGCACTAGTGGAATAGGAACTTTTGCTTTAGAAAGAGATAATACAGTTCTAAATCTAAACTTCTATCCTGACCCTGGAATTTCTGATAATATTTTAGTTCAAGCATATAGTGAAGTTATTCAAACTGAAAGTGATACTTTAAATATTCCAGAGATTCTTTCTTATGGCACAGTCAATGAGAGAATAGTTGTAGATCAGTTTAACGGTGTTAATGGAAATAGAAGTAATGCAACAGCATTTGAACTGAATTATGAAGGAGTTCCGATTTTTGAAAAGGTATTTAATCCATCATCAACTTCAGTTTTAGATTTGAGTAGTGGAATATTCACTATTCCAGATCACTTCTTCCAAACTGGTGAAAGATTAATTTATACTCCTGGTTCTACTTTCTCTGGGGTTACAGCATCTTCTGTTGGAATTGGATCTACTACCACAGAATTTAGTGGTGGTGTCGGTATTGGTACAACTGATATTCTTCCAACATCAGTCTTTGCAATTAGAATTAATAATGATCAGTTTAGACTTGCAACTAATTTAATCTTTGCAACAGCAGGTATAGGAGTTACATTTACTTCTGTTGGTTCTGGTAATGCACACCAACTTGAAATGTTTAAAAAGATGGAAAAGACAATAATATCTATTGATGGTGTTGTCCAAAGTCCATTAAGCTATAACTTAGTCGAATATCAACTGAGTGATAATAATGGCGGTCAAGTAGGTGTAGCGGATACATATTTTGCTATATCTGGTATTGCCACTATTACTCCAGGTAATGTTCTTAAAATAGATGATGAATATGTCAAAGTTTCTTCTGTTGGATTAGGAACTTCATCAAGTGGACCAATAACAGGTATTGGAACTTTCAATCTTATTGAATCTGAAAGAGGTTTTGTTGGAACATCAGCAACATCACATACAGATGGAACATCTGTAAAAGTATATACTGGTTCATTTAATATTGTCAATAACAAGGTTCATTTTACAGAAGCGCCAAAGGGTAATATTAATGAAGATGTTGATTTGTCAAATATTCCTTATATTAAATCAACTTTTGGTGGAAGAGTTTATTTGAGAAGAAATTATTCCACAAACCAAATTTATGATGATGTTTCTACCCAGTTTACTGGTATTGGGCAGACATATCGTTTAACGGTGGGTGGAGCAAATACAACAGGAATTGAAACTGGTAGTGGAATTTTATTAATCAATGATATTTTCCAAACACCAACAACAGAAAATAATACAGGAAATAACTACTCCTTTATCGAAAACACTGGAATATCGAGTGTAGTTTTCAGTGGTATAACTACTTCTGGTGGTCTAGTAATTTCTAATACTGATGTTAATTTGAATCAATTGCCAAGAGGAGGAATTATTGTTTCACTTGGTTCTACATCAGGTCTTGGTTTTGCTCCACTTGTAGGTGCCTCTGTAACTGCTGTTATTGGAGCAGGTGGTTCAATTGTTTCTGTTGGTCTTGGAACAACCGATGTATTTGGTTCTGGATATTACGGAACAGTTGGAGTTGCTGTATCTGATACAACACAAGATGTAGGCGGGACTGCAGCATCCATAACTGCAACCGTTGGTGCTGGTGGAACTTTAACCTTTAATGTGGGCACTGCTGGAACAGGATATAATAATCCAAAAATATTTGTCTCCGAACCTTCATATGAAAATCTTGAAGTTATTGGAGTTTCTAGATTGGGAATTGGATCTACAACTGAAACTGGAAATGGTTTATTAGTAACTCTTGATGTTGGTGCAAGTTCTACCACAGGAATTGGATCAACTTTATTTGAAGTAAAGTCATTTAAGATTGCAAGACCTGGTTATGGATTTAAAAAAGGAGATGTATTTAAACCTGTTGGATTAGTTACTGATAGAAATCTTGCTTCACCATTGATTGATTTTGAACTGACTGTATTGGAAACGTTTACAGATTCATTCTCAGCATGGCAATTTGGTGAATTGGACTATATTGATTCTATTTCTACTCTTCAAAATGGTTCTAGAACTAGATTCCCACTATATCGAAATGGTTCATTGTTAAGTTTTGAAATAGACACTAACAATTCAGAATCTGCAGAAATTGATTTAAATGCTCTTCTCTTGATATTTGTAAATGGTGTGATACAGGAACCAGGAAAACATTATACGTTCGATGGTGGAACTTCATTTATATTCAATACTGCACCAACAGAAAATGACAAGGTTTCTATATTCTTCTACAGAGGAACTAGAGATCAAGATAGTCAATTAGTAAATGTAAATGAAACTATCAAAGAGGGTGATACTATTAAATTGAACAGAAATGAATATGTTTATGGTGACATTGAACAAGATGATAGAAAAGTAGCAATTATTTTAACATCTGACAAAATTGAAACTAATGTTTATACTGGATTGGGAGTAGATAGTGTTAATTACAAACCAGTAAATTGGACTAAACAAAAAACTGATCTAGTCATTTCAAATGACTTTGTATATAAGTCTAGAGATTCATTAGAATCTCTTGTTTACCCAACATCCAGGGTAATTGGTGATCTGGCATCATCATCTAATGAAATATTTGTAGATAATGCACAGTTCTTTAACTATGAAGAAAATAGAGGAGCAGAAAGTCCAACAGATCTTCTGAACTTAACTATCAATAGTGTCAATGCATTGATTCTTAATAATTCAAGTGATCCAGTTGCTGCAGGAATTACTGCTGTTGTATCAGCGGCAGGAACAATAAGCAACTTGGTCATAAATGATGGTGGATCTGGGTATACTGGAGCATCTATCTCTGTTTCTATTGCACCTCCATTGACCGTTGGTCTAGGAATTGGTACTACTGCAACAGCGACTGTAACAGTATCTGCTGGCGGTACACTAACAACACCAGTAGTCATAACCAATCCTGGTTTTGGATATACCACCACAATTGTTCCTGAAGTTTTGGCACCAACCACAACAGCGACTTATGAGAACATAACAAGTATTACAACTGTGGAAGGATTTGCAGGAATTGTAACTGGTATTACCACTACAACTGGAACTGCTTCAAATCCATTAGCACTGCGTTTCTTCTTAAATACAACTGAGGGAGGAACAAATCCATTCGTGGGTCTTGCAACTGGATATCCAGTTTACATATATGAAACTGGTGTAGGTTCTGGAGTTACATCAATCAATACTAGTGATACTGACACCGTAGGTATAGGAACGACTTTCTTAAATAATGTTTATATTGTCAATGATATAAGTCATTCTTCAGGTAATGCAGAAATAGTATGTAATGTTAGTTCGTCATCTAATGTAATTGGCATTAGTACTACTGGTTCTGCAACTAACCCTCTTGGAAGATTCTCTTGGGGAAGATTGTCTGGTTTCACAAGATCATCTGCACCTATTTCAATTGGTGTTACTGGTCTAACAATTGATTCTGGTTTATCAACATTCCCAGTTATTCAAAGAAGAGGTTATGGTTTAAGAGATACTGGTGCTCTCAGAAAGGATCTTGGATAATATAAATATAGAAAAAAGCTAATAATATGGCAGCAATTGTTTCTGACCAATTTAGAATACTAAATGCTAGTAATTTCATTAACTCCATTAATGATACAACTAACAATTCGTATTATGTTTTTCTAGGATTGCCAAATTCTTCTGTTGCTGGATTCGGAAGAACTTCAGATTGGGATACTAACACTCCTAACCCAGTTGACAACAAAAACTATATGAGTTTTACCTCCGATAGTATGTGTTTTGGTAGAAGAGTAACTCCAGCAAACACGAGAAGGTTGATAAGAAGAATAGATTGGTCTAGAGGAACAAAGTATGAGATGTATAGGCATGACTATAGTTTAACTAACTTATCGCCTATTACACAATCTTCTAGATTATATGAAACAAATTATTATGTAATGAATAGTGAATATAAAGTTTATATTTGTATTGATAATGGTTCATCTGGCAGTGAACCTACAGGTAATGCATCTTTGGATGAACCAACTTTTACCGATCTAGAACCATCAAAAGCAGGAACTAGTGGTGATGGATATGTTTGGAAATATCTTTTTACGGTTTCTCCAAGTGATATTGTTAAATTTGATTCTACAGAATACATTGCTTTACCTAGCGACTGGCAAACATCTACTAATGCTCAGATAAAAGCTGTTAGGGATAATGGAAACTCAGATGTAAATTTGAATCAAATTAAAAAAGTTTACATTCAAAATGGTGGTTCTGGATATTCGAATGGTTTGGGACAAGAATTTAACATAATTGGTGATGGTTCTGGAGCTAAAGTTATAGTTGATGTTGTAGGCGGTAAAATTACAAATGCAATTATTTCATCTGGTGGTAGTGGATACACTTATGGTATTGTTGATCTTGGTTCAATAAATGCGAATTCGTCAGTAAAAGCCAATCTAATTACAATAATTCCACCATCAAAGGGGCATGGGTATGATCTTTACACTGAACTTGGTGCGGACAGAGTTTTAGTTTATGCCAGGTTTGATGATTCTACACGTGATTTTCCTGTAGACACTAAATTTGCACAAATTGGAATTGTAAAAAATCCAACTTCTTTTGGTTCTACTAGCATTTATACTCAGGGAGAATTTTCCTCTCTTGGTGCTATAAAGTTTTCTACTGCAACTGGAACGGCACCTACAATAGGATCTAGAATTACCCAGACTGTTACTGGAGGAACTGCAAAAGCATATGTAGCATCATATGATACTGAAACAAAAGTTCTCAAATATTTCCAAGATCGTTCCCTTGTATTAAATCAAACAACTTACGATACTACAGATTATGTTGGCGTTTCTACTGGATCGTTAGTATTAAATTTTGCATCATCAGCAGAACCAGTAAATGCTACTGGATTCCAAGGAACAATAGATACTGGTTTTACAGGAATTACAACAAATCCTACAGGAACAAAAATTGTCTCATTAGGAACTCAAATTACAAATGGTCTTGCAAATCCAGAGATAAATAAAAAGTCAGGTGATATAATTTATTTGGATAATAGACCTGAAATTGCAAGAAACTCTAGACAAAAAGAAGACGTTAAAATTATTCTGGAATTTTAAAAAATGCCACAGAAAACTAACCTAAATGTAGGTCCTTATTATGATGATTTTGATAAGGATAATAATTTTTATAGAGTATTATTTAAGCCAGGTTTTCCTGTTCAGGCAAGGGAACTTACCACTTCTCAATCTATCCTACAAAATCAAATAGAATCTTTAGGTGGAAGTTTTTATAAAGAAGGGTCTGTAGTAATTCCTGGAAATGCAGTATATGATTCCAAATATTTTTCTATAAAATTAAACTCAACTCATTTAGGTGTAGATGTTTCACTTTACATTGATAAGTTAGTCGGTAAAAAAATAAAAGGAGAGACTACAGGAATAGTTGCTATTGTTGATAAGTATTCAAAAATATCAGAATCGGAAGGAATTACTCATTTAACTCTTTTTGTCAAATATTTGGAATCTGGAAGTGATAATAAAATTTCCTTCTTTAACGATGGAGAGATATTAATATTAGAAGAAAATGAAACTGGTTTCACTTATTTAAATACTATCGTCAATCCAGGAGAAACTATAGCGACTTTAGTTGAAAATGAAACTGCTTGTTTTACTGGTTCTTCTGCTCAAATTGAACCAGGTGTTTATTTTATAAGAGGAACATTTGTAGATGTTGCAGCAGATAAGATTGTCTTAGATCCATATACAAATCTTTCTTCATATAGAGTTGGTCTATCAATTAATGAAGAATTAATAGCAGCAAAGGATGACCCATCATTATATGATAATGCAAAAGGTTTTTCAAATTTTGCAGCACCAGGAGCAGATAGATTAAAGATATATACAAAACTAACAAAAAAATCTCTAGATGATTATAATGATATATCATTTATTGAGTTATTTAAAGTTAAAAATGGAGAGCTTGTAAAATTAAATCCAAAAAAACAAGACGATCCGATCAAAGATTATCTTGCAGCAAGAACATTCGATGAATCTGGACATTACAGTGTTAAAGATTATGATATTGAAATCAAAGAATCTTTAAACAATAATGAAGGAAATGGTGGTTTATATTTGTCATCACAAAAGACCAGTCAAGATAATACACCAAGTGATGACTTAATGTGTATTAAATTTGGTCCAGGTAAAGCATATGTAAAGGGATATGATATTGAAAAAACATCCTCTACAATTATAGATGTATCTAAACCTAGAGATAAAACAGTAGTATCTTCTGCATTAGTTCCATTTGAGTTTGGTTCTTTAGTAAAGGTAAATAATGTTTCTGGAGTTCCTTTTGTAGGATTAAGTACTTCAGGATCAATAAAACTTTTTAATCAAAGAAAGGGCGTTACAGGATCTGGAACGACTTATATTGGTGATGCTAGAGTTTATGCATTCAATTTGTCAGACGCTCCTTATTCAAATAATGCATCTGAATGGGATTTGTATCTATTTGATGTTCAGACATACACAGTTCTTGAATTAAACCAATCATTGACCGCAGCAGAGTGTCCTTCAACATCTTATATAAAAGGTTTGAATAGCGGAGCTTCTGGATATACTACGGTAAATGCATCATCTTCAATATTAACATTAAATTCAACTTCTGGTTCATTTACTATTGGAGAACAAATTTCAATTAGTGGAATTACAACAATATCAAGAACAATTAAAAATATTAGTGTTTATGGTGCTCAAGATGTAAAATCTGTATATCAACAAACTACTGGATATCCAACATTTACTGCAGACACCAATTTATATGAAAAAATTGCACCGAAGTTTAATGCTACTGATCAAATTTTTATAAACAACTCTGGTATTGCAACATCACCCGGTAAGTTTTTTGCTGGGATTAAAACTGATACTATTATTTCATATCAAGTTGTTGGTCAGAGTGTTCCAAATTACAATAAGGTTGTAAGTGTTTCTGCAACTGGCGAAACAATGCAACTTGCAGCAACTGCGACAGTATCTGGTATATGTAATGGTGCACTACCAGATTCTTCATACAGTGGCACATTTAAAATAGCATCTCCATTATTACAAGATAAGGGAGGTTTATATGCTAAACTTGGTTCTAGCAATGTTTCAACTGTAAATTTAGGATCGTCTACATTAAAAATATTAAAACAAATTACTGGCGAATCAACAACTGCAGGAACTATTGGAACCATGACAGTTGATATATCCCAGACGGGAATTTCAAGTGCATTTTTTGATACATTTGATGCAGAAAGATACAGCGTAATTTACAGTAATGGGACTGTCGCACCTTTATCTTCGGAACAGTTTACTTTATCAAATAATGGTTCAACACTTAACATAACAGGACTAACTGGTTCTCAGTCAGATGTAATTTTGAATGCAACACTCACAAAACAAGCAATAAAAGAAAAGCAAAAGCAATACGTAAGATGTCAGAATTTTGTAATTGATAAAACATCTTCAGTATCTGATACAAGTGGTTCTGGTTTAACATTTAACCAGTATTATGGAACAAGAGTACAAGATAAAGAAATTTGCTTAAACGTTCCCGATGTTGCAAAAATAATTGCAATTTATGAATCTTTGGGAACTACCGAACCAACAGCAGATACATTTTTTGATTCAATTACAGTTCCTACTGGTCTATCTTTGGGAACTAATTCTATAATCGGTGAAAAAATATTTGGTGCAGATAGTGGTGCAATTGCAAAAATAGTTAAAACACCAACGACAGATGCAAACACCAAGGTACTAATTGTTTATTTAAACTCTAATAAATTTATTATTGGTGAAAATATTACCTTTGAAGAATCTAATATTGAAACTATAGTCGTCACATCAAATAAAGGTGTATATCAAAATATTGCATCACACTTTGTTCTGGATAAAGGACAAAAAGATCAATACTACGATTATTCAAAAATAGTTCGTATAAAAGATGATTATATTCCTTCACATAAGATATTAGTAATATACGATCATTATGTTGTTCCTACAAATGATACAGGGGATGTTTATACAGTAAATTCTTATCCGTCTTCACAGTTTAAAGAGTTTATTCCAGTTCTGCCTGATGCAACAAAAGTATCAGATACATTGGACTTTAGACCAAGAGTTGTTCCAATCACAACAACTACACCAACATCGTCACCATTCGCATTTTCAAGTAGAAATTTCCTTACAGAAGGTAGTAGCCCTCCTTTGGTTCCAGCACCATTAGAAAGTTCTGTTCTTGGATATGAATATTATTTACCCAGAATTGATAAATTATGTTTAGATAAGAGTGGCACTTTTACCGTGGTTAAGGGTGTTTCTGCATTAGATCCAAAACCTCCTGCTGGAATTGAGGATGCAATGGAACTTGCACAACTTACCATGCCAGCTTACTTATATAATGTCAGTGATGTAAAAGTCACATTAATTGATAATAAGAGATATACGATGAGAGATATTGGAAAAATTGATGATAGAGTTAAAAAACTAGAATCTTTATCATCTCTATCTCTGCTCGAATTGGACACTAAAACTTTACAGGTTAAAGATGCTGAGGGATTTGATAAGTTTAAAACTGGATTTTTTGTAGATGATTTCCAGGATCAAGCAAAAATGGATCCACAAACCACAGCAGAAATAATAGATATTCCTGATGATGGATCTAATTTAAATACACTTAAATAAATATAAGAAAGAAACAATAATATGAAAGTTCTTACAACTAGTTCTAATGTAAATAGTATTGGTCTCGAAGTTGCAGCATCTAATTCATCGCTCAACTTAGATGATCCTTTAGTGCAAGCTACAGGTTATGCTTTATTGGATCCAAATGTAAAATTAAGCAATAAATCTTCTAATGATTCTAAAAAAATTGTAACTTTGAACTATGAAGAGGTTCTGTATAAAGAACAACCATTAGCAACTCGTGTTGAAAATGTAAATCCATATGCTGTTACTGAATATGTTGGTTCTATTAAACTTACACCAGAAGTAGATACTTGGGTTAAAACTGTTATTAGTGAGACTGGCAAAAAAACTATAGTTAAATCCAGTGTAAAGAAGTTTATTAGCAAACAAAATCCAGATAATGTAATTGGTAAAAATAAGTATAATGAATATAGTCAAGTAGGAACAGACGAAGATCAATGGATTAGATCAAGAAATATTGCATTTGATGCATCTGGGTTTATTCCATTTACGCAGTATTATCTTTTCTTTGATGGTCAAAGTAAAAATTTGGACATCATTCCAAAGTTAATAGAAGTAACCATGGTGTCTGGTGTATTTACTCCAGGTGAAACTGTAAAAGGAACTGATGGAGATCAAGTATTATTTACTGCAGTAGTATGTGATATTAATCACAAGGAAGGTGCTTTAACTGCAGCTTCTGGTACAGTTAGTAAAAAATATAAATTTAATCCATATGATCAGACTATAGATCTAACAAACGCTTCGTATAGTAATACATCTACTATTTTAAATATTGATATTCAGTCTCTTGCTAAAGAGGCTCTTGGAGAGTTTAGTGGATATATTAAGAAAGGACTTACACTAAAAGGACAAAGTAGCTCTGCAGAAGCGACTGTAGATGACATTAGACTTATTTCAGATGGTATTGGTGACCTGAAAGGTTCTCTCTTCATTAGAGACCCGTATGACGGTGAACAACCAAAGATTGAATTAGGTAATGGAAAATCTAATTCACAAACTACAACTGCAGTTGATCCAAACAAAGTAGCACCTGTCAAATTTACTACAGGTATTAAAACATTCAAACTAACATCTAGTGACATTGATGCCCCAAGCACTATTTCTACAAACATCAGTAGTGCAGAAGCCACATATCAAGCGACTGGAATTATTGAAGGTCTAAAACAAGTTACAGTAACTGTTAAAAAACCACCCCCGCCAGTTGATCCTTTAGCACAAACTTTTTATATTGATTCTCTTGAATCTGGCAATACAACTGGAATGTTCTTAACTTCTGCTGATGTATTTTTTGCAACAAAAGATGATGTACAACCAGTCACTCTATCTATTGTAACTGTTGAACTTGGAATTCCAACAACTGAAGAAATTGCTTCTGTTACAAAGCAAACTGAAGATGTTAATGTAAATCCAGATAATCCAGTTGTACCAACTAAATTTACATTCGATTACCCAATATTTTTATCTGCTGGACTTGAATATGCAATTGTAATCAAATCACCTTCAACCACAAAATATACAGTATGGGTTGCAACAATGGGTGAGCAAATTGTTGGTGATAATGCTGCTAATTTAACAGCAACTGAAAAGAGCATATATTCGAAAAATGCTGAAGGAAGTCTATTCAAATCACAAAACTCAAGTACTTGGACTCCGGATCAATTATCTGATTTGAAATATAAACTGTATAAGTGCAATTTCAATCAAACAAGTGGAACTGTTTACCTATACAATCAATCTATTACACCAAAATATAGTAAATTAAGTAATAATCCTATAACAACATATCCACAAAAGTTAAAAATTGGATTTACAACAACAACAAATTTGGGTAATATTTTTGTACCTGGTGCCAATGTAAGTGATACTACAACTGGAGAACCAGTTGGTACTATTGAGCAAGTCGGAAGTGAAATTTCAACCATTACAGTCACTGGAATTGGAACAGGATATGATGTAACTGGAACTTATACAGATGTCGATTTGTATCCAATAACTGGATCTGGTTCTGGCGCTAAAGCTACGATTGGAATTTCTAACGGAGTAATTTCTTCATCTACTATTACTACTTCTGGAAGTGGATATGTTGTTGGTGATTTATTAGGAATTACGACTAGTCAAGTCGGAGGCAAAGGTAAAAAAGCATCTATTACTGTTTCTACAATTAATGGTATTAATACTTTATATTTGACTAATGTTGTAAATGGAGAATTTACAGTTGGACAACCACTTTCTTACCAGAGTGGTCAAACTTTTGTATCTTTAGCTGGAACGACAATTACATCAAATGTTCAATATGGTGGTTCACTTTATGCAGGTAATGTTTTCAAAGTCAATCACTTTGATCATGGAATGCACTCTGTAAGCAATAAGGTTGTTATTGATGGTGTTAAATCAAATATAGAACCAACAACATTAACTGCAGATTATGTACCTTCTAATACTACTGTTTCGATTGCAAATACAACATTGTTCAGTACTTTTGAAGGAGTTGCAGTATCAGCAGCTAATACTGGATACATAAAAATTAATACTGAAATTTTAGGATACACTGCCATTACTCCTACTGGAGGAGATGCAGGAACTCTTACCATTATCAGTAAAGCTGTTGATGGAGGAAAACCAGAAAATCATAGTTCTGGAAGTCAAGTTTATAAGTATGAATTGGGCGGTGTTTCCTTATTACGCATCAATAAACAGCATGATATGAGTTCAATCAATAGAGATTCAGATTTCTATTATTTGCAATTTACAAGAACTGATAAACCCACTTTGAATTTCAATTCTCTTAATACTCTAGGTGAGAATGATGCATATGCTTCTAAAAATGTCCAATTTAATAAAATTAATCCAAAATTAATTATTGAAAAGTATGATGGTGATACTGATTATACAGCGCAAATTAGAACCGTTACAGGAACTAGTGTAGGTGGAAATGAAGCTTCTTTCGTTGATCAAGGTTTTGAACCTATTAATCTTAACCAAGAAAATAGTTTATCTTCGGTAAGATTAGTAGCATCTAAAGTCAATGAACAGAATCAACCTGGTCTATCAGGACTTCAAAATAATAGATCTTTTACTTTGGCAGTTAATTTAACAACCAAAAAAACTGAACTATCCCCAGTTATTAACTTAGCATCTGGTTCAAATATTGAACTCACTAGAAGCATTTTGAATAATCCTGTTTCAGATTATGCATTTGATAGTAGAGTAAATGCTTTAACTGGAGACCCACATTCATCAATATACGTTACAAATAAAATCAACTTAAAACAACCAGCAACATCTTTAAAAGTTTTAGTAGATGCCTACAGACACTCTTCTTCAGATTTTAGAGTTTTATATCAATTGTTTAGACCCGATTCAAAGGAAGTAGATCAGTCTTATGAATTATTCCCTGGATATGACAACTTAAAGGATACTGATGGTGATGGTTATGGTGATGAAATAATTGATAAAAATTTAAATAATGGTAAATCTGATGCATTCGTTCCTGCAAGTGGTGCCAATGAATTTTTTGAATATCAATTTATTGTTGATGATTTGGAGCAATTTAATGCCTTTAAAATTAAAATTGTTATGAGTGGTGAAAATGAAGCATATGCCCCATTGTTCAAAAACTTAAGAGTTATTGCTCTCGCATAATATGATCAGGGTAGACGGACATCAAAATTTATATCGTGAAGAATCTGGTGCAATTGTAAATACTGATGCAAATGCATATAACCAGTATATTAAAATGAGGAATGAAAGAAAGAAAAAAGGTGAAGAAATTGAAGAAATAAAAAAAGATATTGATGAGATTAAACTTTTACTTCAGGAGTTAATTAATGGATCCAAATCAAATTCAACTTGATTCAATTGATAAAATGTTTGAATATGAAAGGCAGGTAAGAGAAATCGATTCTTGTGAAGATATAGAAGTTTTAAGGCAGATGCTTAAAACTTCTATTAAGTTATACATGAAGCAGCAAGAAACAATATCTTCATTAAATTTTTGAATAAATATTTAAAACCTTCTTTATAAAGATGGCAGTTTATGTAAGCAATATTATTGTTAATACTGGTGCTGATTTTAGTCAGGTATTTACCCTAGAGGATGCCAGTACAAATTCAGCATTAAATTTGACAGGATATACAGTTTCTTCTCAAATGAGAAAACATCCAGCAAGTTCTGGAGTTACTACTTTTACTGCATCAGTTTATGATGCAAGTGCAGGACAAATTAAAATCGGTTTATCAACATCACAAACATCTGCTCTAAAGGAGGGTAGATATGTTTATGACATTAAAGTTTTAGATACAGATAATGTCACTACTAGAGTGGTTGAAGGTATGGTTTTAGTTAGTAAAGGAGTAACACAGTAATGGCAAACATTAGAGTAAGAGTTGGTCAACAAAATGCTATTAAAGTTATATCTTCAAACTTAGCATCTACAGGAGATATTTACTTAAGTGAGGTAAATGACATTGATATAACCAGCCGTTCCAATAGAACATTTCTAATGTATGATTCGGCAACACAGAAATATGTGCATGTAAATGCCGCACAAGTTGTTGATTTAGCAGATGGTATTGCTGACGATTCTCTTGATGGAGGATTATTTTAGATAAATATTAATAAAAGTAAAATAAGATGGCAACTCCAGTATTGCAGTTTAAGAGGGGTCTTATTGCTAATTTGCCCGGTTTAAGGGCAGGTGAACCTGGATTTACTACCGATTCATATGATCTTTATGTTGGTATTGATAGTACCACAAATAATAATAAGTTTTTTGGATCACATAGATACTGGACAAAAGAAACTACAAGTACTGGAAGTGGTGTTCGTTTTGTAGAAAGAACTGATGGCGGTTCAAATTATATTGAAATTAAAGCACCGGATACTGCACTTGCAGGTAATGTATCTCTAGCACTTCCTGCCACACAAGGTGCGCCATCATCTGTTCTAACAAACGATGGAAGTGGAAACTTAAGTTGGTCAAGTGGATCTGCAAATCCAGTATTTTCAGGTATTGCAACTTTTACAGATACTACCGATAATACTCTTGGAGATCCTGATACTGGTTCTGTTCAGATTGATGGTGGTTTAGGAATTAATAAGAACCTAACAGTAGGTGCTGGACTTTCTGTTGTTGGTGATGCTTATGTTGCTGGCGTTTCTACCTTTGTTGGTTCTGTAACATTTAATGGAGGAACAATTGTTCTTGGCGACAACACAAGTGATGACATTAATGTTGGTGGTGAGTTTGTATCCAACTTAGTTCCAAATACAACTAACCAATACGATCTTGGCACTTCAACACAAAGATGGAGAGATCTTTGGCTTTCTGGCAACTTAAATGTTGCTGGTGTGATTACATCGACATATTTTAATGATCTTTTAGTTAATAGTAAAGATATTGTAACTGCGTATACTGACGGAGTATCAGAAACTGATAATACAGCAAATCATGGTGGTCTTGCAGTTGCTTCAAATGAAGGATCGCCATTAATTGACATTAGTGTTGCTGGAAT